GAAAGAAGAAACTATAAACAATACTTCACAAGTACAGTTTGATCAAGAATTTGGTAATACTTTTTTTGGCACTGGTAATACTTTAGTGAATGCACAAACTTTACTTGACTTAAGAGCTTTACCTCCAATAAAAAGACTTGAAGGTGGTGACTGTTTAATTTACAAAGAACCTGTTAAAAATCATGAGTACATATTAGTGGCGGATGTTTCAAAGGGAAGAGGACAGGACTACTCTTCTTTTAGTCTGATCGATATTAACGTTCGCCCCTTTGAACAGGTAGTTGTGTATCGCAATAATACTATCTCTCCATTGCTCTTCCCTAATATTATATATAAGTATGCTAATGTCTACAACAAAGCTTATTGTATTGTTGAATCAAATGATCAGGGCTCTGTGGTTTGTAATGGATTATACTATGAACTTGAATATGAAAACGTGCATGTTGAATCGGCTGTAAAAGCTAATGCAGTTGGAATAGAAATTAATCGTAAATCAAAGAGATTAGGATGTAGTGCATTAAAAGATTTATTAGAGAATAATAAGATAAAGATTGTTGATGAGCAAACTATTCTTGAAATATCTACATTTGAAGCAAAGGGACAAACATTTCAGGCTTCAGTAGGAAATCATGATGACTTGGTAATGAATTTAGTTTTATTTGGATATTTTGCTTCATCTTCTTATTTTAATAATCTTACAGACATAAACATTAAAGACATGATATTCAAGCAAAAATTAAAAGAAATTGAAGATGACATAGTACCATTTGGCTTTATTGATGATGGAAGTGAACAGATAAAAAAGATAGAAAAGACTGACGATCACCCATGGGCTATTGAATATGATAGAGATTTGTAATATTATAAATAATGGTAATAAGTGAATATTCGTATAATGTTAATCGCATAATAAAAAGGAAAATAAGATGGCACTCTCTACACCCTCCGAATCACCTGCGGTTGTTGTCAAAGAAATAGACCTGACTGGTGGCGTGCCTAATGTCCAGTCAACTACAGGCGCAATCGTAATAAATTCAAGGTGGGGAACTGTTGAGGAAAGAGTTAAACTAAGTTCAGAAGCTGAACTTGTAGAAAAATTCGGATCACCAGATTCTGCCACCACATTTTCGTTTCATCACGCTAACTTTTTCTTAAAATATTCTAACGCACTTCAGACTGTTAGAGTAATTGATGGTGTTGCAAAAAATGCAGTATCAACAACAGGTCAAACAGCTGCTGCTACATCAGCAGGTTTACCTACAGAAGTTGTGAAAAACGAAACAAGTTTTAATGCACAATTATCTGCATTAGATTCAGATCTACATACATTTGTAGCAAAGTACCCTGGAGCTCTCGGAAATAGCTTACAAGTTTCTTTATGTCCACACAGCGCTAATGATTCAGCGTTTGATCAATGGGCATATAAAAATGAGTTTGATGCTGCACCGGGAACATCATCTTTTGCTACTAAAAATAATGCCAGCAATGATGAAGTACACGTCGCTGTTATCGATAAAGCTGGTCAGTTTACAGGTACACAAGGTACAGTACTCGAAAGATATGCGTTTACTTCTTTAGGTTCGAACGCTAAAAACGATGATGGAACAACTAACTTTGTAAAAGACATATTAAATGAAAATTCCAAATATGTTTGGTTGGTTGATTTTGATTCAGATTTAAGAGGTGCTGGCGCAGGAACAGCAATAGACAGTGGAGATAACTTCACTAAAACTACTGGTACTACAAACACCGATATTGATTATAATTTTAGTCAAGGTGTTAATGTTTCATCGCTTTCAACTGCTAACATTTTAGCTGGATATGATCTTTTTGAAGATAAGGACCAAGTTGAAATCGATTTTCTAATTTCAGTAGGTAGCACTTCAAGAGCAGATTGTACCACAATAACCAATGATCTTGTTGCAACAGCAGCATCATTGAGAAAAGACTGTGTGGTTGTCGCGTCACCCGCAAGATCCGATATTGTTAATGTTACATCAGCTTCGGATATTGTAACAAATGTGGTCGCAACTGCTGATACATTTACAAAGTCTTCATATTTAGTAATGGATGGAAACTTTTTAAAGGTATATGATAAGTTTAACGATCAATTTATCGAAATACCTGCAGCCTCATCTACTGCTGGAATTATGGCAGCTACTGATCTTAATAGAGCTCCATGGTTTTCACCAGCGGGATCACGAAGAGGTCAGTATCTAGGAATAACTTCAATTGCTTTCTCACCTACAAAGCCACAAAGAGATACACTCTATAAGGCAGGTGTAAATCCAATTGCAAATATCCCAGGTGCTGGTGTAATACTATTTGGTGATAAGACAAAACTCGCAAGACCTTCTGCATTTGATAGAATTAATGTACGTAGGTTGTTCTTAGTTCTTGAAAGAGCAATCGCAAGAGCTGCAGAACAAGTACTCTTTGAATTCAATGATGAATTTACAAGAGCAGAGTTTGTTAATATTGTCGAGCCAGTATTACGTGAAGTGAAAGGTAGACGTGGTATTACAGATTTCAGAGTCGTAGCAGATGAGACTAACAACACACCTGCAGTAATCGATAGAAATGAATTTATCGCAAGTATCTTCATTAAGCCGGCTAGGTCCATTAACTTCGTCACACTTAACTTTGTGGCAGTAAGAACTGGCGTCGACTTTGAAGAAGTCGTTGGTACAGTTTAGGAGGTAGAAAATGGCAGTATTAGGCGTAGATGATTTTAAATCAAAGCTTAGAGGTGGTGGGGCTCGTCCTAACCTCTTCAAGGCTACCATTAACTTTCCCGGATATGCAAACGGTGATCCAGAACTGACATCATTCTTATGTGAGGCAGCTCAGTTACCCGGATCAACACTTGGCCAGATTGTTGTACCATTTCGTGGTAGACAATTAAAAATGGCTGGAGACAGAACGTTTGATGTTTGGACAGTTACAATAATAAACGATACTGATTTTGCTATCAGAAATCCAATGGAAAGATGGATGAACGGTATGAATGCACACAGTGCAAATACCGGTCTTACAACTCCAGTGGCCTACGAGGCAGATCTACTCGTTGAACAACTAGATAGATCAGGTGATACTCTTAAAAAGTATACATTTAGAGGATCATATCCTCAGGATCTGTCACCAATTGATCTCAATTATGCTACAAACGATGAGATTGAAAGATTTACAGTAACTTTCGCTTATCAGTACTTTGAGACAGATACTACAAGTTAAGTAATAAATAGTAGGAGGACTTAGGTCCTCCTAACTATAAAGGAATTCAAATGGCAGAAAATTCAATTAAATTATTTGGTTTTGAAATAACGAGGACTAAAGATAAAAAATTAGCCTCACCGGTTCCGCCACGAGACGATGATGGAGCAGGCTATGTTACAGCAACATCAGCAGGTTCACATTATGGTCATTATATTAATATGGATGGTGATGACTCCAAAGACAACGCACAACTTATATTGAAGTATAGAGGAAGTGCAATGCATCCAGAAGCTGATGCTGCAATAGAAGACATAGTTAATGAAGCGATAACCGCTAATGAGTTAAAACCTTCAGTATCTTTAAATTTAGATAATGTACCAGTTAGTGATTCAATTAAAAAACAAATGGTTGAAGAGTTCAATAACATTTTTAACATGTTAAATTTTAAAGAACTTGGTCATGATATTTTTAGAAGATGGTACGTTGATGGAAGGCTTTATCATCATTTAGTAGTTGATGAAAATAACTTAACTGCTGGCATTCAAGAAATAAGATACATTGATGCAGCTAAGATGCGAAAAGTTAAACAAGTTAAAAGTAAAAAAGATCCATTAACTGGCGCTAAGCTTGTTGAAAAAATAAATGAATTTTATATATTTCAAGAAAAACCCGGTGCGCAAAATGCCGGCGTTAAGATGACTTTAGATTCAGTTAGTTATTGTACATCAGGACTGCTTGATGAACATCGAAAGAAAATAGTTTCTTATTTACATAAGGCTCTTAAACCAATAACTCAATTACGAATGATGGAAGACTCATTAGTAATTTATAGATTAGCAAGAGCACCTGAAAGAAGAATGTTTTATATTGATGTAGGTAACTTACCAAGAGGTAAGGCTGAGCAATATATGAAAGATATTATGGCCAAGTATCGTAATAAACTAGTTTACGACGCAAAAACAGGTGAAATACGTGATGATCGTAAACATATGTCAATGTTGGAAGATTTTTGGCTACCACGAAGAGAGGGCGGTAGAGGCACGGAGATTTCGAGCTTACCGGGTGGTGAAAATTTAGGACAAATTGAAGATGTTATATATTTTCAAAAGAGATTATATAGGTCTTTAAATGTTCCAATGAATAGGCTCGAACAAGAGCAGCAGTTCTCTTTAGGAAGAGCAACTGAAATAAGTCGTGATGAGCTTAAGTTTCAAAAGTTTATTGATAGATTAAGAAATCGTTTTTCAAATTTATTCTATGATATACTTAAGAAACAACTAATTATGAAAAACATAATAACAGAAGATGATTGGAATAATTGGAAAAACAAAGTTACAGTTGATTATTTAAGAGATAATCACTTTGCAGAGTTAAAAGAGGCTGAGCTTTTAAGAGAAAAAATACAAAGCTTAGACCAAGTATCACAGTATGTTGGTGAATATTTCTCCAAACAATGGGTACAAAAGAATATTCTTTTAATGGACGATGAAACAATCGAAACCATGGATAAAGAAATAGCTGCAGCACAGCAGCAGGAACCAGAAGATGATCAAGGAGTAGTATAATGGATAATGTAGAAACTATTGAAAATAATGAGAAAGATGAAAATCCAATTAAAGATTTAATTAAAGCATCTTTAGACAAAGATTATAATCATGCTAATAAAATTTTTGGAGAAGTTATGACAATAAAGATGTCTGACTTATTAGATCAAGAAAAAGTCAAGTTAGCAGATCAAATTTATAACCAAGTTCCGGAAGAAGAAAAAACCGATGATGTTATAGATGATGATGAAACAGATATAGAAGATGAAGATATCGAAGATGAGGATCTTGAAGATGATGAAGAATCTGATGAAGTTGAAGAATCCGAAGAAGATATCGATGATGGCGAAGACGAAGATGAATCTGATGACGATGAATATCCTGAAGTTGAAGGAGCGGCTGTCTAAAACTAAAAATGTATAAATATAGTTAACATGAAAACTTTTTCACAATTAAGAGAATTGGCCGGTAGAAAACCTGAAGGCAAGATGGTCTTTAATAAAAAGATTAAAGGCATTAAAGTTATGGTTCATCAGGAAAGAAATGGATTCGTTGCCTACATTGATGGTGACAGACTTGATGTTTATAAAACTCAAAGAGAAGCTGAGAAAGCAGCAACTGAATTTATGAAACAATACAAAGGAATGAAGTAATGGAAATAAGACCTTTAGCCGCCAAAGTTACCGCGAATGGCTCTTCAAATAAAACAACTGTAGGCAACGCTCAAACAGTTTATGTGTGTGCAACTGCAGATGACTTAATTACTAATGTCGCAACTGGTGCTACAATGCAAGTGCATGAAAACCAATCTTTTATATTACGTAAAGAAAAATTTGAAGAAATACATGCAGGTACAACAACAACACATTTTACTAAAATAGCATATCCAAGAGGGTAACATGAAATTAATATCAGAATTTACCGAAAATGATGTAGAATTTTTAATTACCGAAGATAAGAAAACTGGTAAAAAGAATTATGCTATTCAAGGAATTTTTGCGCAAGCAGAAAAAAAGAATCGAAATGGTCGTATATATCCAATGCCTATCATGGAAAAGGCTCTCAACAAGTATGATACAGAGCAAGTACAAAAAGGTAGAGCAGTTGGTGAGTTAAATCACCCTGAAGGACCGACCGTAAATCTCGATAAAGTTTCTCACAAAATCAATGAACTGAAGTTTGAAGGAAATGATATTGTGGGTAAGGCATCGATACTAAACACCCCTATGGGCGAAGTTGTAAAAGGCTTACTCGACGGTGGAGTTACATTCGGTGTATCGACTCGTGGTATGGGAAGTTTGAGCCAGCGTAATGGCGCCATGGTCGTCAATGACGATTATATTCTTAACGCGGTAGATATCGTGCAAGATCCATCCGCTCCCGGAGCTTTTGTT